AACCCTCTGCGGTTGGAGCTGCGTTGTTAGTATATGTTGTTTCCTCAAGATACTTGTACTGATATTGGTCAGTAGTAATTGTATCTATCAACGATGGAATAACAAATGGGTCTAACTGTGCAGATTCCTGTATTCTAGGACTTCTAACTACGCTAGGCGGGAAGTTAGATTCAGTAACAGTAGTTTTTAATTCTACTCTAGGGTCGTACTTAAGCTCAGACTTAATGTTCTTTTGACCTGTTTCCTTGAAAGCCTTATAAGAATCAGACTCAAGAAATAATTGTCCAAGAGATTTATATTGCTCTGGGGCTTCAGCTTTAGGATTGTGTATTGCTTTTGGCTCAACAATTTTTCCAGCTTCTAGTCCAGCTTCAATATCTTTTTTCTCGGCTTCAATTGAAGATGCTTCCTTGATTTGTGCAACCAATTCAGACATTCTATCATTTCTTTTAGCCCAATTTTCTTTAGCTTCGGAATCAAAGCCAGTAGAATCCATATCTTTAAACTCATTTAAAGTATTTTCTCTAAGCTCTTGTAGTTCCTTTTTGAGTTCAATTAATTTACTCATATTTTTTCCTACAATTCTGGGTCTAATGTTTCCATTAGTACCCGTTCCGTTTCTAATAACAATTCGGTATCGTCCTCAATAGTTTCTATCTCTGCTTCTTCGGGCGCTGCTACTGAAAGCAATGTATCAATATCTTGATGTGCTTCCTGTAAAGCGTCAGACAACTCAGAGATTAACTCTGTGGATTCCTCCGATAATGTTTTTTCTTTACTTAAGCGTAGGGCAGTAAGCTCCCTTGCTCTTTTAACTAATGAAGTCAACGTAGTAAGTACGTCTTCAACTTCCTCGCTAAACTTTTTTCCTTGTGGTTTATCTTCTTTGACCGCCATAGTGTAAGTGTTTTGATTGGCGCCAACAAGCACGGGGGAAACTTCCCAAACTTTAACATCATTAAGATAACGAACTTCTATTTCAGTATCATTATCTTTCTTAAATAATCCTTTTTCAGATTCAAGAACTTCATAACCAAATGACCATTGTTGCAAATCACCCATTGCTTTAACAGTATTGTATGCGTCCTTACCCTGTTGGGTATCCATAATAAATTGACCTTTGAAGATTGCTTTTTCCCCGTCATCAACTATTTCACCTCTACCGATAACTTGTTTCCAGTCATGCGCCCAAACCATTGCAACACCTTTGTCACCATAGCCCGACTTTATTGCATTAGGTAAAACAACATCACCGTCAGAGTCAACCTCATTAAAATTTGAAAAGACCGCTTCGACTTTTCCCTCGACTTCATCAACTGCTTTCAAGCTAACAGTTTTAAATAATTTATCCATATTTCCTTACACTTTCTTTTCGTGGTAGATAATACTACATCTACAATTACATATTAGACTTGCAGGCGCTCCATTGCTACTATCTCCGGGATATTTCATAGAATACCCTGCAACAGAAAAGTTTTCATTTTCTCCTACTTCTTGTTTATCAACTGCAATATGTGCGTCACGAACTTTACCGTCCCTTTGCGTTAACCACTCTTTTGTTACTTGTATACCTAAATTTTTAATACCAAGCGCTTGACCCTCTTGAGATAAAGCAAGTCCCTCAGTTCTAGCAATAAGTAAAGCTCTATCAAGGTTTTTCTTTCCCAATGCTTTCTTAATACCATTAGCAATATATTGTTCACGTTTGCTTCCAGTTAAACCTTTAAGAACTGCTTCATCATAACTTTTACGTAATGCAGTGTTAAGATTTTTTTTCATAGTGTTAGACATCTCTGGTGCAAATGTATTCAACCTATCACCTATAAACTTTTGAGCTTCACGATTATATGACGTTCTATCAATAGGAATAGAAGCACCACCTCTACGTCTTGGGTGAAACCCTTGTGTAATAATTTCTTGACGTGGTTTCCTACGCCTTGCCCTAACAATAGCTTCTTGTTCTGCTGGACTAAAAGTAGAGTTTTCTTTTACATCATCTGGTAAAAATGTTGTTATTTGTGAATATGTGAAATCAAGCACCATAGAAAAATATATTGGCTCTAATGTTTTATACCACTTCTCATCTACTTCTCTATCTAACGCTGCGCCAATAATCGCTTCAACACCGTCAGTAGTTGCGCCAATCTCTGCAATATATTTATTAACTAAACTTACTTGACCTTTAAGCAACTTGTAATACTCAGAAGCCATAACAAAATCCCAATTATTAAGTTGTACATCATATTGCTTCCATAAAAAATCTTTTGCTTCTTTTGTTCTAAACCTGTTCAACCTAATATCCCAATTTTGTTTTCTAAGCAAATCACGTCGTTCAATAAGTTCACGTGCAGATTCAAATTTTTCTTCTTTATCTCTTTTGTTCATTGCACGTACTAATTTTTGTGACCAAGTTTTACCAGCTTCGCCACCCCACAATGCCCAAGCAATACGACCATTACTTGGATAACCTTTCTCTCCGGGTCGCCAACCTTGTGCTTGTTTATCTACTTCATGTCTAGGAAAGTATTTAGCAATGTGTCTAACCTTTTCTGCACCCGCAGTTTCGTTACTAAGAATATATCTAGCAGAGCCACGACCAACAGAAGTACCACCTCTTTTATGTTCACTTACCCAGTCAAGACCACGCCTTGCTTCTGTCTTTGCACCTTTGGGAATAGAAAAATCTAAATCATCATACTTACCTTTTTGCGCAAGACTTTTACTAGATAAAGGGTGAGCGCTAGGAAGTAAATCAGTATCAAACTTTCCGCCTCTAAATTTTAAAGTACGTAAGCAATATAAAAACGAATTAACTCTGGCGTATGCCCATTGGTCACTAGAAGTAACACTAGGTCTTACGCTTTGAGGATTAGTATTGTATGCACCTACACCACGTTTAAAAACTGCAATAAGCATACGAAGTGTTGCTTTCTTTCTTGCGTCGCCACCATGTTTTGCATTATGGTCATCAACTTTCTTTTGTAATGCTTTTCTAACCCTAGCGCTAACTTTCGTTTCCATTTACCCTCTGCTCATATTCATTATGAGTAGCGCACGGCATATAAACCATATTCCCCTCATCATCATTATGAGTATGAGTTCCGTTACAACCAATTTCCTCCGCTCGTTTCTGCGCTTCCTCTAATGTAGTAAATGTATCTTTACCAACTC